ATTGTTACACCATCTCTTGCAAGTACAAGCCACTTGCTGTTTGTAAAGATAAGTGTTACTGTATCATTTACATCAGCAAAAGTGATAGTTGAACCATTTGCAAAATTGGAAGGTGTTATAACAGAGTTACCACCATCAGCAATCATTGTGATGATTTTGATTTGTCCGTTAGAACCATCTGCAAGTCCAGATGAATGAGCACCACCAGCAGCTACAGTATTAATATGAGTAATAGATGTACCTGTTGTTGATGTTACGTCTGGGGCAGCAGAAGTGTTAGAAATTACCTGTGCAGCACCATCCAAACCAATCCAAGTTGGAATGTTTTGAACTGTGTCACGAACAGTAATCTTTTTATTGACAGGGTTTCCTGCTGGATCGTCAATAACGTGAAGTAGATCTTCGGCAGCAAGTCCTGTTCCTAGATCGTTTAGTGCTGTAATTTTTTTATCAGCCATTTGTTTTCTCCTTAATTGTTAAAACCCTCAACTCAGTGCAGTTTGCACTGCACTATCGTCTTGCGAGGGGATGCTACTGGCGGGATTCGCCTCACCTAATAGGTTTAGAAAAACGTCACATTGTTGCATTGCACCACTTAGTGCATTACCCTGTGCTGTCAACTGTACCTTCATATTATCTACGTTTTGCATTTGAGTTTGAACCTTTTCAAAATCTGTCTGCAATTGTTTCTTATATTCTTCAATTTCACTGACACTTAGTGTCTTACCATTCTTTTTCATTAATCACTCCATTATTATAGTATTATTTATGCGATTGCCGTTAGTGTTCCAGCGGCTGCACCAGCAGCGGCACTAACTGCAACTAGTGAGTTCAATGTAGTTCCTGTATCTTTCAGTGTACCACCAGCAAGTGCTACGTTTTGAGCACCGATTGACAATACGTCATCTGCAACAACTGTTGTTCCACCAGCACCGATTGTAACTCTGAATGTCAATCTGTTTGTACCAGTACCAGATGTATACGCTGCAGTCAATGCTGCCGCAGAACCACCACCAGCTTGGTCATTAGTGATTGCAACTGTTGGATTACCAGTTACAGTTACCTTCTCGTTGTAAATTACACGAACATCAATGTTACCACCAGCACTTACGTCAAATGCAGTAGATACAAAATCTGTCGCAGTGATAGTTGCAGCACCAAGTCCGACAGTAGCAGATGTACCACCAGCAAGTCCACCGATAGAACATAGAACTTCTTCGTTACCTTTACCGTTTAGCACTACCCAACCTCTATCAGTTGCGAATGCCTCTTTCTTTTGTGCAGCAGTGAGCCACTTTGGTTTGGACTCATCTGCTGTTACTGTTGTTCCCCATAGGGCCATAGTCTTTCTCCTTATTAAAGATTTTACTCTTCTATTTATCTAAATCCATATCTCTTCAATTGAGAAATGGTCTTTGTTGGACTCAGATGATGAATCCCAATACCACCTTTGGTTTCCCATTCAATTATATTCTTCTTATAATCATCAATCAGAATATTTGGTTTACCATCAGTCATGGCATATTTCTGTTTGTCTGCTCTCTGTACTAGAAGTACTTTACCAGTAGGTTTTGCATTTCGTGATAACCACTTTTTCTTGCCTGGCCTACTGTTCGCATCTCTATTTGAATATGCAGACAGAATGTTTGCTTGATACTTATTTATCAATTTCCACATTACCTGAGCGCCAGGCATCCAATCCAATGTTGCCCAGAAATCTTTCTTTCCAGTGATTGCATTCCAACGCTCATCTTTATCAGTTTTTGCAAATTCTAAACCAGTGAGGTTTTCATACCCACCAATGAAGTCACATAAAACCATATCCATATCACAGTAAATCTGTGGAAGCTCTGCTTCTTCAATGTTTGTGAGTTCCACAAGATATTTCATTGTTACACTTTATCCTTTGGTGCTATTTCAACTTTTGACATTTCTTTACCTGTCATAGTTTTACCATTCTTCTTTGGTTCTTCTTCTTCAGATTTTGTTTTCACACCATCTTTCTCAGCTGCAGCTTCTGCCCACATACTAGAAATGTATTGTGCTGCTTTCATAGCAAGAGTTGTTTCTTCTTTTACTTCCTCTTTCTTTTCTTGCGTCAAAACCTTTGGACGAAACTTCTTCATAATTTCTTTATGATACTTAGTCATGTCTTTGTTACCAGCATCTACTGTGAGTTCACCTTGACTTGCACCATCATCATTGACATCAAAACCCATCAACTGAACTGCATCAAGCATCTTCTTTGCTGCAATTGCATCATTTTTGTTTTTGAACTTGTACTCAACATACTCAACTTTCTCGTTGACTTCTTCACTTTTAACTGCTTTAGAAATCGCCTTGCGTCTTTTGTGCAAGAACTTATCAGAGTCATCAACATCACCATCATTGTCAATATCTTTGTCTTTTCTGTCATCAAACTTTTTCTTGACGGCAGTAGGATTTACTTTATCAAGTTTTCCCTCTTCAGTTTTTACATCATACTGTTTTCCAGCAACAGTAAAGGTTTTTTCACCCTTTTCTTTTGCAGCTTGGAGGGCAGCACCGAAAGCATTACCTTCTTCTTTTTTCTTTTTATTTTTTGGTTCTTTATAACCACTAGCAAATGCAGCCTTTCTTTGAGCGTCACTTGCAAATCCTTCGTCTTTCTTTGCAGTAGAAACCGACTCCACTGCACTTTCAAGACTACCTTCTTTAGTTTTTAGATACTTAGGCATCTGGTTTCTCCTGTGTGTTTAGTTTATTAATTGTTTCTGTTGCCTTTGCAATCTGCAACTGCAACTGTGCGATACGAGTTTTCTTCTTATCATCTCGTGATTGATCTACCGCCTTGGCAGAATCTGGTTTGTCCATTTTCTTTTCTGGTTCTTCTTTGATATCTACAGGCGATACTGCCATATCTCCGAAAGCCATTGTAACTTTTCCATCTCTTTTATATAGATATCTTTTTGCACTAGTAGGACTATCTTTTCTTGCCATAGTAATCTTTTCTACTGTACCTTTACGAACCATATTCTTAGACTTGACAATATACTCAATAAAATCTTTACCCTTCTCTATTGAGGAGTCGTGTTTGATTTTAACAGTAGAACCTTTCTTCAGTTTATCAAAGACTCTAAGCAACTTAGGATCGTTCATCTTCATACCTTCAATTAAAGCATCTGTAATTTCAACTTCTTCAGCCATACCCATCTCTAGAGGTCTACCGATCATCTTTGATGCTCTGTTAGTTGCAATACCACGTTTTAGTTTGACAACCTTACCTTTTTCTTTTCTAAGGTTATTTTTTGATAAACTAATTGCATCTTTCTCATCAGATGCAAATGCAAGAACATCTCCACTTTTAACTGATACGACAGCAAACTTATTAGTAATTTCATCAAGTTCAACTTCTTCTCTCATTCCAAGTTCTTTTCTACGTTTATTGATCTGATCAATAAGTTTATTCTGTGCAGGCGAACCAGGCATAGCTTTCATTGCTTTGGTGTAGAGTTTCATTAACTCTGCATCCATAGAAATATCTTTCATTCTACCTTCATCAAGATTTTCATTTGCCTTTCGTAAAGCAGCTTCAACCTCTGGATATTTTGATAATCCATCTCTAATTTTTTCAATAGCCTTAACTGCACCTGTCATATTACCACCCTTATAACGAGGGTCATTTGCAATACCGATTGCCATTTTAACTTCTTTAGAAGAAGGTCTTCTTGACATAAACTTTTCATCAACTTCAACTTCTTCAGACTTTCCTTTATGTTGTTTCCACAAGTCTGCATCACCAGTAGTTCTTGTCTTACCACCAGAAATAAAAGAGTTAACTCTTGCATGGGCCCACTGTACAGGTGTTGTGCCTGGCCGATGTCCACCCTTCCATGCGGCAACACCTCTATCAAATACCTTTTTTAAAATACTCAGTGAAATACCAGAAGCGTCTGCCTTCTTTTTTAAAGACTTATCTGCATCCTCATCAAGTTCAACTTCTTCTTTGTACATATTTAACTCAAATTTCTTATCATCAAGATTTGCAACTTGTACTTGGATTGCACCACCTTTACCCTTTAGTCTATAACTATTAGTTTTACCTTTAGATGGTTTCTTGGGGCCTGTTGCAACTTTGTCATCAATCTCTTTTGGATCAACTGTAATACCATGAAGTTTCTTTGCCATCGCATATGCATGTTGCATTGCAGATGAAAAATCTTTGTGGTAGAGGTCATACTTTGCCTCATCAAGTTCAACTTCTTCAACAACACAAGTGCATACTTCGTTTCCACAATCGTCACATGGTGCATATAGAGTTCTCATCTCTATCAGAATATCTTTCATAGTTCTTGAATATCTAGTCATTTGTTTCTTCCCAAATTTTTACGACAAGTTGCCCTGTTCCTTTTATTATTCTATGATACTCCATTTTGGGTATCTTGTAAATCTTTCCTTTTACTAATTCTTCTGGTAACTTATTATCTAATTGTATCTTCCAATCGTCACCATCTAGAACTGTAACTTCTCTAGTATGTCTATCTCTATGCCATACCAGTTCTTCACTTTCTATATCATCTTCAAACTGTCTGATAATAACTCCATTATCATAAGTTTGAGTATAAGGTTTTACCAAAAGAAATTACCCCCACCACTCAAACCAAGTTGTTTTGCGTATCTTGGAAGATTACAACTCCAATATCCTGCCTTGGTTCTATCTGTTTGTTGGTCACAATTATGTCTTGCAGCAAAACTCTTTCGTGCTTCTTTATCACTTAACTTAACTTTCAGTCCACTTGTATCACCAAATGTAACCTTCTTGACATTACCTGTCTTTGGATCTTTTACATATACATAGTATTTCTTTGGCCCACCGACTTTAGGTTTATTTAATTCTACATCTTTTTCTTCAAACATCATAGGACAATCTAATGCAACATGCTGTCCTTGATACATATCAAACCTACCTAAGTCACCTTCCATAAGTTGTTTATCAAATCCTACTGGTTCATAAACACCAACTTGATATGCATCTCTTTTCTCTTGAAAGAATTCAAAATATTTTTCTGAACCCACACGATAAATGTTAGACTCAATCAAACTTGAGGTTTCACATTCATTACAGCAATCAGGTGTACCACAATTGGTATGTTCTGAAAACTTAATTACTTTCTGTCCTGGCGTCATATCTTG